AATGAGTACTTCAGAATCTTCGGCGATGTGCCGCTCGCGGAACGCAACCGGCAGTTGGGCGAAATCGCGCAACGTGAATGGCTCAATTCCTTCTTCTGGAACACGCGCCTTAACTCGAACCAAACCCTCGAAGGTTATCGTTCGCTTCCTCAGATCTCCACGTACGCAAGTGGCGATCTCTACCTGCCAGGGTCCGAAGACCGCTGCGTAGGGTTCCGCGCCAATGCCGTCGGCGTTTACGAACAGCTGCTCGAATGCGGCCGCGTCTACGATCTGCAGGGGCAGACACTCAACTTGCTCGAGTTCTTCGACCTGATCTATCAGCTCGTCCGCAACCGCGACAACATGGGTTCATCGATGGACACCCATTCGGTCGACATCCTCACCGACACGACCACGGCCTACATGTTCGAACTGGCCATGATCGATTACTACAAGACGCAGTACGGCAGCGGAACGATCCAGGTGAACGTGACCCCGGGCGAGATGGCCGAGCTTGGAATGAAGTGGAATTCTTACAAACTCCTTTGGCCCCAAGGAGTTACATTAAATTTGATCTCACATTTTTACTTCGATGATCTGGCCAGTGCCGCGACCACCGCCGGCATGGAAGGTTCTGGCCGTTTCATGTTCATCCTGAACTGGCCCGGCGTGTACCCCGGCATTGTGGCGTCCAATCGGAAACAGTTTACGAGCGGGGCATTGTCGGATCTCGCAAAAATTGACGAGTCGTTCGCATGCGTAATGGCCCGCCCGACAAGCACCGTAACCCTCTCAAGTACCACGTGGACAGCCGTTTGCGAATGCCCGCAAGATAACCTCATTTTAGAAAATTTCAGCTCGCTCCGTCCGATTTCAACCGGCAGGACCGCACCGTACACCGACATGTACACGACATACTAATCTCGGTTTGGTTTCAATCAGCCGCCGGAGTGATCCGGCGGCTTTTCTTTTTTCGAATCAGCTATTGACATAGCGGTTTGGGTTTATTAGTATTCTCGCGATGTCATTATGCGAAAAAACCCACACGCAGTCGCCCTCGGCCGACTTGGAGGACTTGCCGGCGGTCGTTCAAAATCAACAGCCAAACAACGCGCCGCCCGCAGGAACGGAAAGCGCGGAGGCCGACCGCGAAAGCAAACTGAAGGAATACCATCGTCAGTACTACCAAGAGCACAAAGAGAAATGGAAGTGGCCAACCGATCCATCGAAGCGCCAAGCGTTGAACGAAGCGCAGATGCGGCGATTTCACGCCAAGATGGCCGACCCTGAATTTCGAGCCAATCGGGCGAAGTACCAACGAGAGGCCAGAGAAAAGGTCAAAGCCGATCCAGAAGAATATCAACATCTCAGGGAATTAGAAAAGCAGAGGGGCGCTAGGCATATGGCGAAGCTATCTGCGGAGGAAAAGAGCGAGCTGTGGAAAAAGAGCCGCGAAAGGAAGCTCGCCAGAGACCCAGACTTCGACAAGAGGCACTCCGCTAAGCGCAGCAAAGACCCGAAGCGAAAAGCACAGAAGGCCAGGCATGGAAAGCTCTACCGCGTTCAAAACCGAGAGAAGATCAATCGCTACAAAGTCGCGTGGCAGCGAAAGAAGATGGCGACTGACCCGCATTTTCGAACCGTGCGCTATCTTCGCAACCGGCAGAACCGAGCGATCAAGCAGGCCGGCCAGAATAAGATGGGCAGGTCATTTGATCTGCTGGGCTGCGATCAAGTAACCCTGATCGACCACATAGAAAAACAATTTCAACCCGAGATGAACTGGCAGAATCGCGGAATGGAGCCCGGCACATGGCAAATTGATCATATCGTCGCCATTTTCAATTTTGATCTGAGCACGGCGGAAGGCCAGCGAGCGGCGTTCCATTACACGAACCTACAACCGCTTTGGTATGAGGACCACTTGAAGAAGTCAGCTTTGGAGGATGAGTCGCGGCACCACAAGTCAATGTTAATCCCTTCTTGCCCTCCACCGCCAGAAGTAGCAAAGTCCCCCGTATGCGCTATTTTTTGAAGGAAGTCGTCGCAACCAAATTGTATCTCCCCAACGGATCGTACGTGCCCTTTGAAGATGTCGGCGGGAGCTACGGAATTTTCCAGACAGCAGAACCGGCGTTGATTGCGGAGCTGGACAAGGCGATCAAGAACCGCGTGGGTGGCGTGATACCTCTGACCGAAGAGGAATTCACTACCTGGCAGAAAAAAAAAGCAGCCTCGCCGTCGTCTTCGCCATCGCAGCCGAGCGGTCGGCAGGAGCTGCAGCCGATCCCGTTCCAGCAGTTGCAGCAGCTTCGTGCTGCGGGCGCAGCCGCCGTCGGTAGCCCGATATTGGCATCGCCCGGGCAGGCGGCTCAGCAAGCGCAGCAGCAGAAGGTGGAACCTCTCAGCGTGCCCACCGCGTTCACGAAGCCAAAGGTTGGACGCGTGCCGAGCAAGGGTGCTGCACCGTCTCCTGTCACGCCATTGAATGCACCGCCGCCAGCCTCGCACGTCCAGGGCACGTAACGCGCCATGATGGTCACGTTCCAATCGTTCCGCACAGCGATCAACACGCTCGTCTTTCCCGAAGGCCAAGCAGAGACGCGGGTACCGCTGTTCCGGAACTTCATCGTGAACGGCCTGATTCAATTGCAGACGTACGTTGACAGCTACCAACTCGTCAACGTCAACTTCTACGATAAAGACCAAAGCTTCGATGATTGCAATACGTCGGTGATCCAGATGTGCCGCGGGCAGATCGGTGCGGTCTACGCGTTCAAGCCCTCCTGCCGATGCGCGCGGCTTTATTACAACCCGGCATCGCTGGAGAAGCTGTCCTGCCTTTACGATCAATGCCGATGCGCGGCGTCGGTGAGTTGTTGCAGTCCGCTGACGTCGATGGCGGTGTCAGCCTACACGCGGAATCCGGCATACTGCGGCGATTACGTGGATGGGAACACGGGCTGCATGCCGCCGTATCTGGCAATGGAGCCGGAGGACGATTGCCAGTTCAAGATGGCTGAGCGCGTGTTCGCGATTGGGCCGAACCAGAAGCTTTGGCTTCATCCCCGCTATCCGTGCGGATATTTACTGGCCGTTCATTGGCGCGGGATCAAGCGCAGTTATCTAGACACCGATTACAGCCTGGACGATGACGACCTGAAGGACGCCATCGCCTGCTACGTTGAGCAGCAGATCGCCAAGCGCGTCGACAACGATCAGGTGAAAGCTCAGCAGCTTCTGGTCGATTACCGGATGAAGGTGGGCGACATCATTTACCGGGAAGAGAACGATCTGAAGCCACGGGCCGGCCGCGTGTGCGTGGAAGGCTTGGACCAATCCGAGCTGGTGCAGATTTATCCCTCGAACCTTTACCCGACGGAAGTGGGCGAATCTTGCGCTCCATCGGGGCCGGCGGTATCCGTGCCGGTCATGGATCTGGACATCGAATCGGAGTCCGACAACATCATCGTGGATTGGGAACAGGCGACCACGCCGCAGACTGACGAGATCTGGAGAAGCATCAATGGCGGGGCGTACGCGGAGGCCGCGGCGGTATCGGGAAGCCTGGACACTTACGCGGACGCGAGCCCGATGGCGAGCGGGGACAAGTGGTGTTACAAGGTCAGGGCGGTCAGCGGTTCGGTTGAATCGGATTTCAGCAACGAGTATTGCGCGGTCAGGGAGATGATCTTCCTGGGCTCCGGTGCCGTGAGCCAGCCGACGTGGAGAATCGCCTTCGGAGACTTCGCGGCGGATGATCCGAGCAACCTTACGACGGTTGCGTTCGCAAACCTGAAGCGCGTCACCGGGACGTTGTATCTCGACGGCTGCAGCATTCTGACTTCATTCAATCTCGCCAGCCTCGTCAAGGTTGGCGTGGCGCTCAACTTCTCGCTTTCGGCGATGGCCGCGATTAGCCTGCCCTCTCTCACGGACATTGAGGCTGGCGATTTCGAGATGGGGATTTGCCCGAATCTCACGACGCTGAGCGCGCCCAACTTGGTGAACGTAAACGGGGACATCAACGCCGATAGCTCGACGAACTTGGTCAACGTTGATCTCAGCAGCCTGATTCTCCAGAACGGGAGAAATTATCGGTTCGATAACTGCGCCTTGAGTGCTGCGTCGGTGGAACACATTTTGGCCAGAGCCATCGCCTCAGGTGTTACCTCAGCAACAATCGTCATGGACAATGGCAGCAGCGTCGGTTTTGCCGGCATATCAGCGCAGGGCCAAGCCGATTACACAGCGCTGAACTCGGCTGGAAATTCGGTGGACCTGAACCCGTGATATGCCAGCACCCGTAAAGCCCGACGAATTCTGCGCTGTTGTCCCTTCTGGTACCAGCAGCCTTTGCGACCGCTTCCTGGCCGTGTTCCTTCGCCTGCCGAAGATGCTGTGCGATCTGTTCAGTTGGATGTTCAACTCGGACGGAACGATCTCGAGCAACTTCATCAATGAGGTCCAGTCGATTCCAACTGGCATGATCATCCCGCGCCTGAGCACGGTCGTGCCGGCAGGGTGGTTAGCCTGTACGGGCCAGGAAGTCAGCCGCACGGATTTCGCTCTACTGTTCAGCGTCATCGGGACGAGCGCCGGGGCTGGCAATGGCACGACGACCTTTAATGTTCCCGACCTCCGGCAGCGCGTGATCGTCGGTTACGACGGCAGCGATCCGATGTATGCGATGGCGGCTGAGGGTGGGGAAGCGGAGCACGTCCTCACCGAAGCCGAGATGCGACACTTCCACGGCGTCGGCGACGGCTCCGAGGACACGCTTGTTGACGGTTCCTTCTGCATTCGACCGTGGTCATCAGGAACGGCTGTTGGCACTGGCACGCATCAGATCGATACGACCGGCGTTCCGGCTCTCGGTCCTGCGATTGCGAGCGGGAGACTGGGCACGAGCGATTCACTGGCTGCGGCTACGGCGGCAGATGCGCACTCTAGCCTTCAACCATTCATGGCTGCGCAGTATCTCATAAAGACGTGAGTTGAATGCCATCCTCCTACAAATTGGTACCCGTAGCGCCGCTTACGGGCTTGTTCGACCAAAGGAGCCTTCCAGACCAGACGGGGGCAGGTTCATTCAGGCTCGTTAAGAACTTCTCGACTCGGAGCATTGGCAAAAGATGCAGGAGGGGCGGATGGACTAAACTTTTCAGCGATGTCGAGTCGAATAACTTCGACCTCCATGATCAGTTGATTGGCGAGCAGATTTATTACGAGGGCTACTCAGCCTTCCTCAGCGGCGGGGGGTCTTTAGACCATTACAGCTATCAGTATTACCACCCATCGGAGTACATCAGCGGTTCGAGCGTTGTCACATCCGACAGCCTGAATCACCTGGGCAATCCTTACACTGGCGGGTACAATCTCAGCTTCAAGCCCAATGCGTGCTGGGCCTATTTCTATTATTCCGGGCCGCCGTTTGCGTATTACCGGACGATGTGCCACATGGGGACTGACGGGTACGTGGTTCAGGGCTATCCATACGGAGAATATCAGGGAATTTATTCGCCGACCTTCGGATACGATTACGACTATTGCGGCACTGTCCAATTGATTCGCGGCGGTTGCAGGGAAGCCATCACTTACCTCGCGGAATTCCGGAGCCCTAGAAATTTCCGCAAGCTCATCGCCGGAACGAAGAGTCGCCTCTATTCTCTGAACGAGCGCACTGGCAATTGGAGAATTCTCGCGGACGGCTTGGGCGGGACCATTGACCCGACGCTGGACTGCCTTGGCTGCTCACAGCGCCGGTTCATGTCTGCGCAGATGGACAACATCCTTATCATTTCGAACGGATTTGATCCCGTTTTGTACTGGTATTTTGATGACTCTGCGCAACCTGGGAACGGTTCGAACTGCGACCTCTGGAGCGCGCGCCCGATACCGGATCTCGAAGACTTGGACGTTTCGAAGGTTGGCTGCGTTGCTGAGCATAAAGGCTTCATGTTCCTTGGGGACGTGGAACAGGACGGTGCGTACTATCCTCATCGCGTTATCTGGTCAGACTACAAAAATCCGATTTCGTACATTCCAACAAGCGATTCCTTGGCGGGATTCCAAGACATCGGTTCCGGTGAACGCATCCTTCGGATGGAGCCATTGGGCGATTATCTGTACGTCTTCACCGACCAAGCGATTCATCGCGGCTCGCTCGTGAGCACAGGCGAGACGTGGAACTTCGAGCAGGTCTATCGCGGGCAGGACGCGCTCAAATTCAAATTCAGCTTGGTCAACACCGGCACTGAGATTTTCTACCTCTGCGAAGACAAGATCATGCTGATGACTTTGTCCGACGCGAACCCGCTGGAAGTTCCGTGGATGCGGGCCACGTCGCCGGTGATCTTTTCTGGCATCAATGAATTCGAAACGGCCTACGGCATCTTAAACAACAACCAGTGCGACCTCGTTACCGGCGGCTACAATTCGATCTTGAAGGAACTCTGGTGGTCGTGGCCGACTGGAGACAATCTATGTCCGGATGTTTCGCTCGTGTTCAATCTCACGCGCGGCCAAGAGGCGGCAGACCTCGTCGATCATGGCTTCACGGCATTTTGCGTGTACGAATCAGATCGCCTGCCGACAGTAGCGGATTGGATTGTCGAGCTTGGCATCTGCGATCGAGACGAACTCCCACCATCGATAAAGGAAGGCCCGCCGATTGATAGCGACATTGAGCCGATTGGCGCACCGGCGAGCATCTGGAATGCGACCGAAGATCCAGATCTGCCTGCGGACTCCGACTCGCTTTGCGCTCTGCTTGGAAACAAAACGCCCGAGGATTTTTGCGCGCCGTGCGCTGGCAAAAAGAGATTCGTGATGGCATCAGCATCAGACTTCGCGTTGAAAGAATATGCCGACGATCAATTTTTCAGGGAGCGGCTGTCCGGATCGACTTACGTGCTAGATGGTTTTGACAGCCTGATCGAATCCGGAAGCGAAAATTTAAGGCTCGATTTCGAAAAGTCAGTCCGGGGTTTGAAGGCAGAATTCAGAGCCGCACCGCAGACCACCCCCAACATTCTCTACGGCTGGATCGGGTACGGCGCGGAAGCAAATTGCGTTGTCTTCAAGAATCTTCGGAACGTGCAACCAGACGGAACGACCAACCCCGGCATCGAACTCAGATGCCTCACGGAGTTTGATGCTGCTGAGCACGCGGCCAATCAGACGCGGGCAGCTTTGCCGGCCTACTTCAACGCGGCTCTCAGAGGGCGGTTCCTCGCTTACCGCCTGGCGATCCGCGGTACCGGCGGCTCCGCTTGCTTCAGCGCCGTGTGGTTGGACGTGAGTCAGGCAGAAAGGTGAGCATGGACGCGTACGAAGAATACGCCAAGAAGATGAGGGACGAGCATCCTGGCGACTACGATAAATTCATCAGCCTGTGTCGCAAGCATGGCGCATCCGGCGCACTTGCGATGTGCCAGCTTTCCAGCACAGATCTTCTGCCAATCTTGATTCTGTGGGCAAAGTTTTATGGCGACGCAAAGTGACATCATCCGATTGACGAGGAGGAGCGAGGCGCTGAAAAGCCTCAGCCTCGGCGACGCCCCACTTCTCGACGTGACGCCGTTCGCGCGATTCCCTGAAATGCAGAGGGCTGTGGCCGACTTCAACGAGCGGCAAAAGCTGTCTTACGACCGGTTGAAAAATCTCTTGGCCGAAGCGTTACTGGCCGCCAGATCGGTACCGCCATGAGCCAATTAGATTCCAGCTACGACTGCGTATTTAACCGTCCGAAAGGGCAACGCGTAGCCTACAATAATGTTCATACGATCAAGCAGCGGGCGGGAGATCGTGGGATGGAAATCAAATGCAATTGGCGCTACTGGGGCGCTTCAATTTCTTGGGGTGACACAATTGCTGACCGCCTCGGCGACGACGAGAAGTACGAGATTTGCATCGTGTGGTTCTTCGGATTCCACATCGGCCCCGTATTCTTCATCTACGCTTGGCCGAAGCGCGCCTAAAAAACCCGTTGCGTGGCACGGGCTTTCGGCGTAAAGCTTGGCAATGGCTGGAACAGCAGGCGGCGATCTTCTCTTGGCACTGGCGCCCGATCGGCCGAATATTCAGTACTCCAACGTCGATCCGAACCGCGCCCTACGCCTCGGAGGTCTCTGGTCCCAATACGACGTCTCAGCAAATCCGGCTGGCAATGCCGACTACCTTGCGGCCTACGCAGCGGCAACTCCACAGGCACGGCAAATCTCCGGCCAGAACATCGACTGGCTGAATCGCTACGTCACGGCGGCTTCGGACCCCACGGGTTATTACTCGACGATCCTGAACGCGAACAAGGACGCGCTGGGCAGTTTCCTGATGACGCCGGCATTGAACCGGCTGACGGCCGAGCGCAAGGCGGCACAGGCAAGGGCTGGCTACGGCGGACAAGGCGCCGGGACATACGACACGCTGCTCAACGAACGGATCCTTCAGCAATTGGCATCGCAGGCTGTCCCGAATCTTCTCAGCAACACCACGGCGGCGTACGGCACCGCGGGGAACATCGCGCAGCAGGAGTTTCTGAACCGGATGGGAATCATCGGCTCAGGCGAACAATACCGGCAACTCGACATCCCGGCTTTGCGGTACCTCGAACCTACTCGTCTCGCGCGCGCGGACATCCAGGCGAATCTCGGCAACCTTGCGGCAATCGCGAACCAGGAAGACAAGAACAGGGCGTATTACCGGAAGCGCAGCGGTCTGGAGAAGGCGGGGCAAGCACTGAACGCGTTTCAGGGTGGTCTGGTGAACGAGGCCAATCAAGCTTTGGATCTTTACTCGCGGGTTTACTCCGGCGGTTTGATGGGCGGCGGTGGGGGCATGGGCGGCGGTGGTGCAGGCGGAATGGCTGGGATGTTCGGCGGGGGCAATAGCCAGCTTCCAACGAACCGGTACAGCGCATCGCCGTACTCGCCGAATTACTACGGCAATCCGACCACGGATATTCCTTACGACTGGAGCCGCTTCGGGCAATGACCTATGGCTCAGCCCTTCAGCAGCGGCAATCCGGTCGTCGACGCCCTCTTCTCCCGCGAATTCGCCCAACGCCAAGCCGAGCAAGCCGCGTTGGAAGCAGCCGCCACGCGCGGGGTGCAGCGCCAGCAGATCCAGGCGCAGAGCGAATTGGCCCGGGCTCAGCAGCAGTCCACAGCGCAGCAGCAGCAGTACAACAACCTGTTTCGCGAGCGCGAATTTCAGTCCCGGGAAAAGGGCGACGAAGAACGGAACGCGCTATTCAAACGGCAGCTCGACATCCAAGAGAAGGCCACAAGGACGAGCACCGATGAGGAGCGCCGCAAGGCTCTGATCATCGATCGCAATGCCACCGCGATCAACGATGCGCAGCGGGCGAATGCCCTGTACAAAATCAATTTCGAGAAGTCGCTGGCCGCTGAGAAGGCAAACAGAACAGGGCTTTTCGGATTGGGATCGACAGCGGCAAAATTGGACGACCCCAATAACGTAGATCGCAAGAAGATCCAGAACCAAGCTTTTGACACAGTTCGTCAGCAACTGCTCTCCGAGAAAGGCGGCGCTCTGGATAACCTCATTCCCGACCCCGACTCGTTCACGTTCAAACCGGTGCAGTACGACGAGACGGGGAAAGCCATCGCGCTACCGTTGCCGACGCCGACGCCGACAACAGGCACAGGCGGGTACGATTACATGGGCAATCCGGTCGACGTAGGCGCGGCGGCAGGGCTTGGGCCAGCAAAGCCTGTTATCGCTCCAGATGCCACGCCGAATGCAGCCGGCCTCGGTCCAGTGCGGGCAAGTCCATCGTTTGCCACGCCATCGGGTGCTCAGCCAGGTGGAATGACGTTCTCGCCCAATGCCGATGCTGCCACAATTGCTGGCCTTGGCATTCAGCCCGTCGTCGATAAGTTCCTCGGCTCAGCGGCGAACATGTTCACAGTCCGGGCTCCTGCGCCTGCCATCATCCGCATTCCGATTCAAGGCTTGGGCTTGATGGAGGTCTCGCAGGCAGATGCCGAAGAAGCCGAGCGCCAACTCCGCAGCGTACCGCCGGAGAACGTCGCGGCCACGGCAGCAGCGATTCGAGATGGGTTGCTCAAGTCCGGTCGTGCCAGGATTGTAACTCCCACGCCGTAATGCCAGCAGATGTCGATTTCCTCGCCAGCGCATTCGGTTCCGCTCAGAAGGCTCCGGTAACGACGCCTCCTCCAGCAGAACCGACCAACAGCTTTCTCAGTAGCGCTTTCTCAGCAGCGCCGCCGTCGGACATGACCGCAGCGGTTAAGGAACGCATAGCCGCCGGCCTGCCTGCTTTGCCGCCGATCTCCGAGTATTATTCCAAGCCAGAGATCAAGACTGACTTCTGGCACACGCCTGCGATTGATCTGCTTGGCCCTACGGGGGAGCAAACTGGGTACACTCCAGCGGCCGTGTTCGGCTTCCCTCGCATCCCGCCCATTGGCGCGGAGGGCTCCAAGCTTAGAGCAGCATCGGAGTTTGCCGGCGGGGTCGAGGAAGCCGCGCTTGGATCTCTGTCGGGGATGACAACCCGCGAGGCGATCCTGACCTACCCGCTGTTCAGTGTCCCGTTCGTCGGGCCTGCGTTGGCGCTTGGACTGGGCGCTAAAGCTGTAGGCAGCGGCCTTGGCAAAGCCTCAGTGGGGCTGGAACAAGGCGAACCGAGAACAGCAGGCGAAGGCGTCGGCGAAGCTGGCGTCGGAGCCCTGATGCTTGCCGGCGGTGCGGAAGGCGCGCGCGGCCCGATCAGCGAAGCCACGCCCGCTGGACGCCTTGCCGCCGAACTCAATCGCGCAGAATTCAGACCGCCGCCAACGAGCATTGAAGGCGAAGCGCCGGGGTTGACCCCTGCCCGCCAGGAAGTGATCGTTCCGCGAACATCCTACACGCGGCGGCTTGCGGCGGAACTCGCGCGCGAGCAAGGAATACCTGTCGAGGAAAGGCCACCGGTACCTATCCCGCCTCCTGTGCCGACCGCCGAGGCAAAGCTCGCCGCCGACGTCCAGGCCTACAACGATCTCCAAGCCCAATTCCAAGCCTTCGTCGCGCGCGGTGATTTCGCGTCGCCAGAATTCCAATCGGTGTTCAAACAGATCGAGGATCTAAAAAACCAATATGGCGGAGCGGTGCCTGGCAGAGCGCTGGCACCTGAGCCTACCACTCGCGTTTCACCGGAAATCGGCAGCGAGATACCGAACTCGTTCATAGGAAGAACCGTTGCGTTCACTCGACAATTCACCACGACAAGCACCCCGCAAAAGGCATCAGCCAAAGTTGTCAAAGCAACCAGACGTGAGGATACGCGCGGGGGGTCGCAGATGGTCGAGGTGCATTACGATGATGGGTCGAGCACCGCAGTCAACGCCGGTCTTCAGTCGGACGGAAGATTCATCCCGTGGGATGAAGGAATCGACTACGCCATAAAGGTCAAAGGCAAACTTGAACCAGCAGAGAAAGGAGCGCCAAGTGCCATACACATCGAAACA